GATCATGAATACCCTCTAATTCATCAATTAAATGCGTTAGCAGGGCGTGAGTCACAGGATTATCTGCAATAAATTCTTGCAGTTCGTCATCTGGCTCAAAAATTATATCATCAATTATGTTATCCATGAACTGTCCTTATAAACTAATGGCTTGTTCCAATTATGCTGTGTTCCACGAACAGAGGCAGTAAATGCTTGTTGTGCAAAGGTTAGGCAAAAGGCATCAGCTAAGTCACAGCTACGACCACCTAATCTTTTTTTAAACTCATCTTTGGCTTCAACTTTTATTTTTCCGTTAGATGTAAATTTAAAACGAGGAGCTATAAGTTCTTCTATTAATTTATC